GTAATGTGATTTCCTTCTATTGCAAACTCTAACTTATCTCTATGGTCCCACATCAATTCTTCATATAGATGATCTAACTTCTGCATATCATCCCAAACATCTGTAGGGGTAGGTTCACCCCAGAAAGGATTCTCGTCTGGATTCATAGTGGTAACTTAGCTCGTGAACTACGTTTTAAGAAATTAAGTTCCTGTGCTTCATACTTAATCTTTTCCTTTAATGGTTTAGGAATAAGTTTAGGAACTGATTCAACATCAATGTTATTTTTCTCACAAAAGTGAATAACAGCATCAATATAATTCATGTCTTTATTTACCTGCACAAGCTTTTCTATTTCCTGTGCAAATCCAGCAGAAGAAAAAAACTTACTTGCAAGTACCTTCTCTAGTTCATTCTCCATTCTCTGACCCAGTATTGTGAGATACAAATTCTTTTATATACCGTACTAATAATTTAATATAATCCCCTTTATTTCTTTTGTCAAATACTTTAACTTCACCACCAGGTGTAACCATAATAGTGATAAGTTTTTTAACAGGAATCTCAGTTAATTCGTAGTACGCCGCAGCATAGAAGGTCTCCTGAACAAAGTAGTTTTCCAACCACTTCTCAGGTTTAATCTTCTCAGATGTTTTAAAATCTATTACCGCTAATTCACCCTCATATTCTGCTATACAATCAACTCTACCTGCAAGACCAAGGTACTCAGAGTAAAGGGTTCTTTCTATAGCGTGTATGTTATTTATCTTGTCCAAATAGGGAGCAGCATGATGAAACATAAACCTAGTAGCAGGAAGGTAATCCTCCCACACCAAATCTCTATTCTCCAAATATGCCTGAGCAGCTTCATGAAAATCTGTTCCACGGGCAGTTGCCTTCCTAGTAATTGCGTTTGCTTTTTCTTCTCCTATTCTCTTCCTCCACTCAACAAAAATCTGTCGATTGTAAAAGGAAGTTACAGAAGTAATAGAGGGAACCCACTGTCCATCAGGGAGCTCATATAATCTACATCCAGGAGTGTCTTTCTTTTTTAATTCAAGTTCACCTAAGTGATTACAATGTTCAAAAATCATTTAAATAAAAAACTAAAAGGACATTTACTACTGGTACTAGTCTTAGAAAATAATTTGGGAACCCAAACTCTATCCCTCTGACCTTCTTTCTGCTTCTTATCATACTCAGCATAGATATAATCTACTTTATCTGGATCTTTTTCCTGAGATAAAATAATTCCATCATCTGGATTAGAAGAATGAAAAGACATCCTAAAAAGAGGATCTCCTTTCCTTATTATAACAGGTTTTGATGGATTAACAATAGTAATACCCAAACTAGAACCCCGTGACCAATTGGATAAATTAAACCAACCACCAACAGCAATGAAATTATTATTCAATGATGTCATCGGATGATCATTAAATTCAAACCATACGTCATCATCATGAGTCCAAAATACAAATCTTGGAAACTTTAATTGAACGACTGGTCGAGGAGAATTAATATGTTCCTCATCCCCTTCTAAGATAGACTCATTGGTAGACCTAATGGTTGTAATACCATCAGGACTTCTCATCACTTGCAGTTTAAAATTAATAGGAGAAATTCCTACAAAAGTTCTACTACTTTTATGTTTGAAAACAGGACATTTACTATAGACAAACCGTTCATCATCTAAATCACTTTGTCTTACTAAAGAATCATCAAACTGTCTATGGTTGACATTAATATAATGGATTGTCCTGTTCGACATATCATATGGTAGTTTCCATCTTAGCAAGTAGGTACTCTTTCACAAATCCAGAACGAACAATATCTTCGAGTCCAAATTCAATAATATCTACTGATGGCATGATACGAAGGATCTTCATAAAATCAATCACACCATTACGTTCATTAGTTTTAATAAGATCAGTTTGTGTGGCATCACCACAGAACATAATCTTAGAGTCTTGACCTACTCTTGTTATTATACTATCAAGTTCATGAAAATTCAAGTTTTGATATTCATCTACGATTACAATTGCTTTATCAAGTGTCGTTCCACGAATAAATGAAGTGCTCCAGAAGGAAATAGTTCCCTGTGTTTTAAGATTACCATACAACATTTCAAAGTCTGCTTCAGTAGGCATCTCAAACATGAACTTTACCATGTTCTTGTAAGGGATCTGATAAAGTGAGGACTTATCTTCATGATCGCCAGGAAGGAAGCCAATTTCACGAGTGCTAACAAGAGACCTAACGATATATATTTTTTCGTAAGGAGTTTTTTCGTCCAGGACATCTCTTAATGCATTGTAGAGTGTTATAAATGTCTTACCAGTACCAGCACAACCATAAGCTACCAAGTTCTGGTTGTTCTCATAACATCTAAAAAGATTTTCTTGATTTGGAGTTAGAGGAGTAATTGTCCTCATCAATTCCGTATTAATAGGTTTCTTTCTTTTCATTTGCTTACTACTCATTCCTACAGGAATAATTGATTTTCTACGAGACCGTGATTTGGCGGGCATATGAAAATTAAATAGGTTTTACTTTAGCACCAGGCATCTTCGATGCTCTATGAAGAACATCATTCCACCCAGGGTGTTTCTTAACCAACTTATCTTGGAACTCACCAACTTCTCCGACTCCAGCACATCCTTGGGACCAATCTTTATCCCAGTCGGGGTTGTCTTTTTTCCACTGATCGTATGCAGTCATAGACATAGAAAGTTCTTTAGTCTCTCCAGTCTTCAAGTTTTTAAGGGGATATGTAGGCATAGAATGTAATAATGTGTAAGCTTATTTAGGTCCATTCAAGAGCTTCAGATACAGAAGGAAAGTTTTCTACAAAAATATCCTTACAAGCATTTGCAATATCCATATGCTCCTTCTGTGTTCCATGTCCAGAACGTAAATTGATATAATGAATCCAGGATCTACAAGAACCAGTCATATAGATCTTAGTAGGAGTAGCAAGAGGTAATACAAACCTTGCACACTCCTTGGCAACACCTGCCTCTAACATCTGATTATATAATCCAAAAGCAGAACTAAACAAAGTATTCATCTGCCTATTAAACTTCTCAACCATCTCTGGTTCTAAGTCATCAATACTATTCTGTCTATTCTTATCATCCTGTCTACGAAGTTCTGGTAATTCAATTACTCCTAGAAGATTACTATCAGCATACCTCTGACTGAACTCTTGATAAGTAAAACTTCTGTGTCTTAATATCTGTGCAGCAATTGCCCTGGTAGTATTAATCTCCAAGGTCATATAAGCCTGCTCAAAGACACTCCAATGTCCATGTTTAATACAATACTTCAGTAGACCTGAGAACTTCTCATTCTCTTGGTTCTGAGGATTGCTAACACGAGCAACATATGCTATGTGTTTCTCTGCATCAGGAGTAACACTGACTAGGGTAATATCTTTATTCATATCTAATCTGGGTAACCATCATCGTCATCATAAGATTCGTCATAATCGGAGGGTGGGGAAGAAAATGCATCTGAGTTTCTATATGAATCAATATCTGAATAAACTTCAGATTCTAAAGCATCCACCAATTGCTTTAGGTTTCTAACAATGAGTTTAAGTCTTTCTTTTTCCATTTGGTTTCTCATTATTTAGAGAGTGCCAACAGAGGGATTTGAACCCCCGACCTTGGCTTTACAAAAGCCCTGCACTACCACTGTGCTATGTTGGCAAAGAGTGAGAGGTGAAATGTCAGTGACTATTTCAACTGAACTCCCGTTAACACTTACATCCCATCCTCCTTACTATTATTCGGGTGGTTTTGTAGGGAACGGTTTAGGATCATAACGGGTCGTGAAACCCGTCACCTCTCAGACTCCCCCGCCTGGGCTTGAACCAGGGACATTCTGATTAACAGTCAGACGCTCTGCCAACTGAGCTACAGGGGATTGTAAGGGTGGGAGGTAAGGTTTGAGTATGCTTACAAACACAGGGCATTGCTACTCTTAGTAATTTTTACTGTGTTGCATGAGTCCCATCTGGTTAAATGGTTCAGTTTGCTTCTTTCTCAAGAGGCACACTGCGAGTACCACCTCTGACTCATCACCTTAACTAGCCTATTGCCAGCAAGTTTAATTCAGTCACTCCCGTGTGAACCCGTCGATTCAACACAGAAATTATGGCACAAAAAAAGGAGAGTGTCAACCACTCTCCTTTAAGTCAAGTAAGACTATCTCACCTTGCACACACAACTTTTGATTCTGTGTGCTTGATGCCTCTGTATGTGAGTTCAGAGACTTGCTTTTGACAGGTCTTGCTGTCCTTGGTGTCATATTTGACACCACGATAAGTGACTTGTGCCATTGTTTTACTCCTAAAGTAGTTGGATTTTAAGGCCCGTTCCTTTAGTCGTT